ATATTCGGGAATAATTCATTTACCATTTTCCTGCCAATTCAAAAACGGCAAAGACTTTAAAGTTTGTCTAAACTAACCGCATGATCACACCTCAAGGTTACAGCAAGGACCCGAACATTGTTCCTGAGGGGATTGCGATAACCGGTTTCGGGATTGGCGAAGTGGCTGAACCCGAAGTTAAATAGAATTACTAAATTTAATAATTAAAAACGAATGATTGATAGAATTACTGAACAGCCATTTTGCCAAACCCGTGTTAGTGGCAGTACTTTTGTGAACGCTGATTGTTTCGATGTTTTTCCTTTTATTGAGGATAAATCAATTGATGCAATTATTTGTGATTTGCCTTACGGAACGACTGCTTGTAAATGGGACACGATAATCCCATTTGAAAAACTTTGGGAGCAATACGAAAGGATTATAAAGCCAAATGGAGCAATAGTTTTGACTGCATCACAGCCGTTTACAAGTGCTTTAGTAATGAGTAACCCAAAATTATTTAGATACGAATGGATATGGGATAAGGTTCAACCTACTGGAGCATTGACAGTAAAGAAAATGCCAATGAAACAACACGAAAACATATTGGTTTTTTACAAATCACAGCCAACATATAACAGGCAAATGACTGATAGAAAAAAAGAAGATTTGAGAGTGAATGCTGTAAGGAATAAAAATAATCAAAAAACCAATTTTGGGTATGAGCACACGGGCGGAATGATAATGAAATATGCAGAAGATTATGACCCAACAAAAGTAAATCCGAAAAGCATATTAACATATTCAAAACAGCCAACAAGAACAAAGAACTTGCACCCAACACAAAAACCAATTGCATTATTTGAATACCTTATTAAAACATACACAAATGAAGGTGATATGGTTTTAGATAACACAATGGGTTCAGGAACAACAAATTTGGCTTGCATTAAATTAAATCGCAAATCAATTGGAATAGAAAAGGAAAAACAATATTACGATGTCGCTGTTCGGAGGGCTTCGGAGTATTGCCACTAACTGGGGCGCTGACCTTATCAAAGAGGGGGGTGGATTACTCGCATTCATTCGGGATTTTGAGGAGTCTTTCAAGGACGAGCAATGCGTTTGGCTCAACAAATGTAAGAACCGGCCAAAGCACGAGGGCAAAATCATTTACGTTTACGTCATTGTCTGCAACCAAGTCAGATACCGATTACAATATGCCGGTTATGACACAGGGATTACCAATGTGAGAAACGGAACAGTTGTAAAGTCTGTAACCTGGCCCCGGATTTTGATGGTTGGTCCAATGGTTAAAGCACCCCATAAAATTTATTTCCGAGGGTTTCAAGGTTTCCGGTACACCACAAAGCTCTTTTAATCCTATTTTTGTACTTTTAGTCCGTGTTAAAGTACAAAATTCCCATTTATTGCAAGTGTGATAATTGCTCTGAATTCTTTGAAGTAAAGAAAAGGAGAAAGTATTGCTCCGACTCATGTAAGAAACGGGCGTACTACAAAAGGAAAATATCAAAAAACGGAAATTTGAAACGCAAAACGGGAAATAAATAACGCTTTATTGTAAAATTGTAACGCTTTTCGGAAATAATATGACGAGTAATGGAAATTGACCTAAACCCCGAACTATTCAACGAGGTATATTGGGAGCTTGAGAAAGCCCATGCCGACCTCAGCATCCGTTTTATTTGGTTGATGGGAGGCTCCTCTGCCTCCAAAACTTACTCTGAGGTTCAGCTCACGATCAAGGAAATGATGTGCGCGAAGGATTACAACGTCATGGTCATGCGAAAGTTTGGCTCCGACATTGACGACAGTATTTACAACGACTTTGTCACGATTATAGGGGAGTGGGGACTTGAAAGCATTTTCAAAATTCAAAACCGATACATTGAGTGCACAACCGGCAGTTACGTCCGTTTCCGTGGATTGGACGACAGCGAAAAGGTAAAAGGTATTTCCGGTTTCAAAAAGGTTATCCTGGAGGAGGTCAACCAATTCACAATAGAGGATTTTAAGCAAATCAAAAAGCGACTCAGGGGACGACCAGGCCAACAGATCATTGGCATATTCAACCCAATTTCGGAAATGCATTGGATCAAGAGGGAGATATTCGATAAAGATACTTGGCTCGATGTTCCCTCCAAAATATCCTCCAAAAAAATCAGCGAAAAAGGAAACTCGGTAATTTTCAAGAGCAACTACCTGGACAACTATTTTATCGTTGGGAAATGGAAATACAAATACGATAAGCAGCTCAATAAACTCGTCCCATTTGAACAGATCGGAGGTTATGTTGATCAGCACGTCATTGACGACTTTGAGAATGACAGGCTGAATGATTATGCCTATTACGAGGTTTACGCCCTGGGTAATTGGGGTAAGATCGTAACCGGAGGAGAGTTTTACAAGAAATTCAGAGGCGAGATACACGTCAAAAAACTGCAATACAACAAGCTCCTCCCTCTCCACATTTCGTTTGATGAGAACGTAAACCCTTATTTTCCTTGTTGCATATTTCAGATTGACGGCAAAAAGATTTATCTACTCAAGGAGGTCCTGGGCCGGAACCCGAACAATACAACCTCATGGATTTGCCGGGAGATCATTAAAATTTGCACCTCATGGGATCACAAGGCCGGAGTTTTCATTTACGGGGATGCAACCTCAGTCAAGGACGATGTGAAACTCGAAAAGGGTTATGACCTTTACAGATTGATCACGGACGGACTTTCCGACCTCAAACCCCAACGCAGAATATCAAACTCAAACCCGTCAGTTGTCATGCGGGGCAATTTCTTTAACGAGGTCCTTGAGAAAAACTACGGAGGCATTGAGTTTTACATTGACGAGAATTGTTACGAGGCGATCAATGACTTTTACTCCACCAAAGAGGCGAGTGACGGGCGCAAGGATAAGGCCACAATCCGGGACACCAAAACAAATGTGACATACCAACCTCACGGCCACATTACCGACCTCACCGACTATTTACTTTGCTATGCATTTGCACACGAGTACACGCTTTACCAACGGTCCGGAAAAGCAACCAATCTGAAAACCGGAAAGACAGAGATCAAAGGCTCATATTGATGCTGTTGGAGTGCGGTTATGGTCCTCCGGATTGTAACCGCACAAGAAATTACTCCCACTTTTTACCACCCGTTTTTTAGTAGCATAACAACCTATCGCTATTGGATAAATACATAGTATTGCAAAATGGGCTATTTGGTACTTAACGACTACTTTAAACTTATTCAGGAGACAAACCTGAACCAAGTTATTTCCTCAAGCGATGCCAATAGACTCGCAGCGGAAAGCATTGCCGACACCGAAATTAAAAGCTACCTCTCACAGAAATACGACCTATCCGAGGAGCTGACAGACACCACGGTTTTCAACATGGTAACAGCATACAAGGCCGGGGCCCTGGTTGAGTTGAACTTTGATGCTTACTCAGATCAATCAACCTATGCCTTGAAAGCCTTGGTGACCTTTTCGGGGAAATGCTACGTTTGCACTACTGCAGTTACAGCAGCCGAGGCGTTTGATTCTGCAAAATGGACGCTTCTGGGCAACAAAAACGACCTGTTTTATGTGAAACTGCCAAACCCTCGCTTTGACATAAACGAAACTATAAAAGCCGGTGACGTGAGATTTTGGAAGGATAAAAATTATACTGCAGTCCTGCCAAGCTCATCCGGAAACCCGTCAATTCAATACATGACAAAGGACAACATACCGTACAAAAATGTTATGCCTGACGATCCTGTTAATGGATTGGCATATTGGGGTGCCGGAGTTGCTTATGAGGTAGCTGCCGAAACTTTACCAACCGACTCAAGCAAATGGACCAAAGGCGACAACCGTAGCCAAAAAATGATCCAGGTTTATATTGACATTGCTATTTACCACTTGCATGCTCGAATTTCTCAACAGAACGTGCCAACGCTCAGGCTTGAGAGATACATGGGCAAGCATGAGGACAAAGTGGTGAAAGCCGGGCGACTCATGTTCCCGGAATATTCTGCTTTAGGTTGGCTGCAAAGCATGGCCGGAGGCGAATTGACTGCAGACTTTCCAACAATTCAACCCAAAAAAGGTCAACGGATCCGGTTTGGGGGTAGTATTCCCATGCAAACTGAATATTGATGAACGCTATACAGCTAAAAATTCCTTCATGGTTTCCGCAACGCTTACAAAGAGCGTTAGGGGCCAAAAACTTACAGGGTTATTACGCCCCGGTTGCTCTTGACAGAGTTAAAATTGATATTGCCAGTTGGAGAAATGCCCTGAAAGAAGCGGAACAGCCATTTAATCCTTTCCGGGTTAAGATGCAGCAAATTTACCAGGACACCGTTATCAACGGCCACGTCCTTGCTTGCATGAAAAGGAGAAAGGACCTGACTCTTAAAAAAGGATTTGCCCTATACAACCCTGACGGCAGCGTTAATGAGGCCGGTACAAAATTCATCAACGAGAAATCAATGCGTAAGCAGATTATGAAAATTCTCGGGTATTACCATGATGCAATTTTTTACGGTTACTCCCTTATGAATATTACAGGGGTAAAAGGCAACGAAATTGAGGGCATTGAGATACAACGCAGGGCATTCATTTCCCCGGACAGAGAAATGCTATGCCAATTCCTTTACCAACTCACAGGGATAAGATTTAACGACCCATCCGCGACAGACCAGGACGGGAACCGCTATATTGATTGGAGCATTTACGCAACCACCGACAGCGATAACGGGGTGAGCATTTGCGGAAACGGATTGCTTTACACCGTTGCTTATTACGAGATTTTCCTCCGAATGATCACCGGCTTTAACGCTAATTTCATTCAGATTTACGGGCAGCCATTTAGGATCGGTAAAACCACCAAGTTAGAGGGAGAGGAGTATGACGCTCTTTACGCCGGACTCCGTGATATTGGGACAAACAACTTTGCCCTCATTGATGCTCAGGACACAATTGAGTTTCTCGAAACCGGCCAATCCGGAACAGGATGGAAGGGTTACGAAAACCTTGAGCAACGAATGGAGGATAAGATCACAGCCGTGATCCTGGGTCACCGTGACGCCATGAAAAGCATTCCCGGGAAACTCGGAGCTCAGTTTGGTGACGACTCGCCAATTAAACAGGCGATGGACGATATTGCCTCATCCGATTGCAATTACCTGGAAATGGGAATGAATGAGCAAGTGATCCCCAAGTTGATCAACCTGGGAATAAAAATCCCCATCGGATTGACATTCGGGTTTAAGAATGATGAGGAGAAACGTAAGACTCGCAAAAACGAGGACGCCAACAACAAACTTACTGCCGATATTGCTCAAACCATGAAAAACGCAGGACTGAAAATGGATGCAACATATTTTCAGGAGCGAACCGGAATAACTTGCACCGAGATAACAGAGCCCGAACCGGTATTGCCACCGCCGGGACTCAGCAAAAATGTTAAAAACAAGTTGAGCAAATTTTATGGCAAAGTTAAAGTTTAGGACGAGGGAAATTGATGCTCTCATTGAGCGGATATTTGCGGGGATTGTCACCCCAATGGAGCTGCCGAAAGCGCTCTACCTGGAAATTGCCGAGATATTAAAAAGTGGGTTGTATCAAGGTTTCAATGCTGACCTGAATACATTTGACCGAGGTTCTTTGAAAGGCACATTGATAGGCGAAATGAGGGAAAACATTTACATTTTCTCAGGTGCCAAAACATTTCAGCAAACCCTTGAAATGAGTGACGCACTTTATGAAGGTGAAAAGATCAAACCATTTTCCGTTTTCAAAAAGGATGCCCGGGACATATTCGACAAGTATAATGAGAATTACCTGAGCACCGAATATGAAACAGCGATAGGACAGGGGCAAAGCGCTGAGAAATGGGGAGATATTGAGGCGAATAAGGACACGCTGAAATACCTACGCTATAACGCGATCATTGACGAACGAACCTCTGACATTTGCGCATCATTAAATGGATTGACTCTGCCGGTTGGAGATAAGCGTTGGGACACTTGTGCACCAATCAATCATTTTCGCTGCCGTTGCATCCTTGATCAACTTGAGGAGGCCACACCAATGAAAAAGGGAGAGAGTCAGAAAATGTTTGATATTGCCGTGGCACTCATGGACGACACTTTTAAATTTAACCCTGGAAAAACGGGAGAGGTTTTTAGTAAAGATCACCCTTATTTCTCGGTTCCTAAGCAGTACAAAGAGCATGCGTTAAATAATTTCGGGTTACCAATACCCAAAAGAGATAGGAAAAAATGAGCAAGTTTAAATTCGATAAGGTCCTGCAGAACATGAAGGAAATGAAAGCCACTCTCCCGGCAGTATTGGGGGCGACAGGTACTCGTTTTTTTACAGGTTCATTTCGCAACCAGGGTTTTACCGACAGCTCGCTCACCCTTTGGGAGCAAAGAAAGCAAAGCAGGAGAGACAATGGCCGGGCAATATTGGTAAAGTCCGGCAGGCTAAGAAGGGCGGTTAATAATTCGCTGCAGCGAGCAACGTGGGACCTGGTAAAATGGAATGTTCCGGCAAGTGAGGTGCCTTATGCATCCATACATAACAATGGAGGTACTGTGATGAGAAAAGCCAGGGCCGGGGTTGTTAGAATGGGATTGACAAAGAATTTTGAGAGGACCAATCGTTTTGTAAAGGCCGGTAAACTTCACATAAGAAAGGACGTGATCATTGGCGCCCATGCCTCGGACATACCACAACGGCAGTACATGGGTGACAGCGTGAAATTGAGGGAGATTTTCAGGAATAAAATTGACATTGGAATGAAAAGATGCTTTAGGACAAAATGATAGCACTTTACGAGCAAATAAAAACCAAACTTGAAACGCTGAAAGACGCGGATGGAAGTAATACGTTCAAATGGATTCATGTTTGGAATAATCAACTCGAGCTCATTGATCAAAGCAAAACATACGAGACGCAGTACCCCGCTTGCTTTATTGAATTCGATCCCCAGGAAATAAGGCAACTCGGGGCCGGTTATCAGTCATTTGATTTACTCCTCCGGTTTCATATTATCCACCAATTGACGGATGCCGAGGACGGAACAATGGAGCAAAACCTGGACGTTTTCGCATTGAAAACCCGTGTATTTAAGTTGATACAAAAATTTGAACCACCGAGCGCCTCAATGTTTATCCGAAACAGAGAAATACCTGACCACCGGCACGGACGACTTTACGAGTTTACTCAAGAATACAAAACTGAATACATTGAGAATACTGCAGCGGAACCAATTGACGGAAAAGTTATTGATCCCGACACATTGAAATTAACACTAAGCCTCACAGTTGATGAGGTAGATAACCCAGGCGAACCCTATCAAATCGAGGAATAATGGCAAGGACAGTAGAAGAAATAAAGGCCCAGGCCATAGCAGCTAAAGAGGCCGACCCAAACCTAACAGGTTTAAGCAGCGACTCCATGGTTGCGCTTTGGAATTTGCTTTTTTACATACCGGCACTAATGATCCAACTATTCGAGCAAATACTCGATATTTTCAAGGTGGATATTGAAAAGACGGTTGAAAATAATTATGTTGGGACAGAAAAATGGATCCGGTTAAAAAGCCTTGAGTTTCAGTATAGCTCAACTGTTCCTCAAATACTTGAGATAAACCCCGACACTTATAAAATTTCCTATCCAGTTGTTGACCCATCGCTCAGGATCATTTCCAGGGTGACCGCTGAAACTGATTTTAACAAGGTAGTAAATATCAAGGTCGCAAAGAATGAGCCACCGGTACAACTTGCAGGTCCGGAGGAGACAGCATACAAGGATTACCTTAAAGAATTACAACCGGCAGGCGTTGAGTACAATGTAATCAATGCGGTTTCGGATAAGTTATACCTGGAAATGGAGGTTTTCTATAATGGACAATACATTGCCGTGATCCAGGACAATGTTGAGGCAGCAATAAACGCCTACCTGGCCGGGATTGATTTTAACGGCAAAATACAGGTGATCGAAATAGAGAAAGCAATTAAAGCCGTGGCCGGAGTGGTTGACCTTAAAGTGAAAAACATTTGGTTGAGAGCAAACGCAATTCCCCTGGTGAATGCATTTAAGTTGGTAGATAATTTTGCCGTGGTTCTTATTTCGGCAGTCCCTTACTCAGGTTATTCTATTGAGGAAACCACAGCGAGCAATACCTGGGGCGATAAAATAACTTACACGATAATGTAATGGCAAGCATTTACGACATAACATTTAATGACAGGGCACGGGACGCGATGCCTCCTGAAAAGAGAATGCCCCGGATCCTTTCGCTTATGTATGCCTTTTTGTACCCGCTTCAATGGGTGCGAGATTTATTTTTTAATGTGTATGCAAAGGGGACATTCGTTGGGGCATACAATAGCGGTAGCAGCTATACGGTTGGTCAAATTGTTATGTATTACGACTATCAACTTTATATCGCTATTCGTAATGTGCCCATAATGACCCCGTGCATACAGTTAAACTATTGGCAACCGGCAAGCACCGAAACCGTGGGACTTATACCACGGGCAAACGTCACGGGGCAAAAATTGTTATTGGAGTATGTTCTCAATAAACATTTCAATACCACTTTTCGGCAGCCTGCAGTTGGCACGAGCGACATTTACGTTGAGAATTTACATGTTGACACAGCTACTTTTCTCGTTGGAGTTGGATCGGCCGACAGCTCCTCTGCTGCATTGAATGGAGAAACCGCCAGGGATTTTGTTGGGATTGAATACGACTACAACCAATATGCTCTCATTATTTGGGTGCCATCCGCAACGCTTTTCGCAATAAGTGGATCGTTGGAGTCAAGCCCATACCCTGAGGCACAAAAGATTGTATTATTTTACGCAAACAGGTTCATTTTTGCCGGAATAAAGGCACAAGTAGCAGAATATTAAACCATAAGAACATGAAAAAAGTATTATCCGGGGACATTACCTCAACAGCAAGACAGCCTTATACAAAGGTAACCCACGAGTTTTATAACGCAATGGTTAAGGAGTTGGGAGACTCTGTTATACGCATGCAGGGCATGAACGACAACGCCAGTTTTATTGTGTTATGGGGATGCGTTAATTCAGGAGCACCAAACGCGAATATTTCGGCCGGTGCAATTTGGTACAACGGAGAAATATATCCGTGTGACGCTTTTGTGGATGGTACAATTTCAGACGCGATAGTTGGAACAATAACAACCACCTATGACGCAGCGGATCCAATTCTTTTCACCGACAACAACTCTCACAATGTTCACCAAATAAATAAAATCGTTTGGAGCGATGCTGTTTCCGGATCCGGGGACGTGGATTATTCTGACGTTATTTTTAAAGTGGTTGAGGGCTCCTATGTTCCTACAATGAGAGCCTATAATTCTGCAGGGGCGTTGATTGGAACAGTTGCAAATACTGACGCGGTTTATTATAAATGGAGCCTTTCGGAAAAATGCCTATTTATAATGATGAACCTTACAAGCATTGATTTTCCGGCTAATACGAACATGGTTGACTTTTCAACCCCTGACGATGTTCCTCTGCCAAACCCAAAGTCATTTTTAGGAATGACCTACGCTGACGTATATGTTTCAGGAGGCAGCGTTTATCCCTCCAGGGCTTTTATCGGATTGCTTTACACCGGGGCCGGTGATGGGTTAAGCATTCAGCGAATTGATAAGAGTAACTATGGGGCAATTACAGGACTTACAATAAAATTCGCTATTCACATTCAGCGAAATTAAACTTTTTTAAGAGTAACAGACTCAACAGGAACCTAGATAGTTTTTCCGGGTTTCTTTCTTTCCTCCGGTTCCATTTTGTCGAAATCGGCAAGTAGGGCAGCCTGCTCAACCGGAGGTAATCCTGCAACAAACTTTTCCACTAATGCGGTTAGGACTTTTGCCTTATGCTCCTGTTCTCGATAGCAGTAGGCAACGAATATTTTATGAATTCTTTTTTTGGGGTGGCAAACGAGCCGTCTTTCGAGGATAGCCCTCAGCGAGTCATTCATGTTTTTGAGTTTGCCAAATATAAAAAAATATTTGCCAAATATAAAAAAATACTTGTGCTAAAATTAGCATAAACCAAAAAAGATATTTTTTTAATATCAACATTTGCGTGTGTTAAAGTACTGCATAGACGAAACAGCCGAGAAACCGATCATGCTTTTGGACACTCACATCGGTTACGATGAGGAGGACGGACAAGGGGTTGACGGGGCTGAATTTAGCAGGGAGTTATTGTTCCTTGACAGTTTAGGTAAAAAGTCAATCGACATTTGGGTTTGTTCGCCCGGAGGCATTGTTGAGGAGGCTATGAAAATTTACTCGACCATGCTAATGATTAAGGCTAAGGTTGACACGGTGGGAACCGGGATTATAGCAAGCTCCGCAGCCATTGTTTTCCAAGCAGGCCGAAAAAGGACCATGATGGACTTTGCTTTTCAAATGTATCACAATGCATCGGGAGGTGATTCAAACAAAGGCAGGGAGCAAATAAACAACTCCATTGCCATAATGATCGCAGGCAGATCCGGAAAAACGGTTGACGAGGTCAGAAACATTATGAGCGTTACGAGTTACATCAACGCTGAAATGTGCAAAACCCAGGGACTTTGTGACGATGTTGAATACTGTTCCGACCTAAACAAGCCCAGGTTAGTACCTGAGAATGGAATAAAAGCCATGATGAAAGAGGCTTTATCCTTTACCAACAAAGCAAAAGAAGATTTTAAACCAAAAAATAAGATGAAAAAAGTCACCAACAAACTCGGATTAAATGACGATGCAAGCGAGGAGTCAATCTACACAGCCATCGACAAATTGGAGGTTTCAAACAAGGCCAACATAGAGGCGGTGAACACTCTGAAAGAGTCAGTAAAAGCCAAAGACGAGGAAATTACCACGTTGAAAAACAAGGTGACCGAATTCGAGAACTCCCAAAAAACTGCAGCCGACAAAGCGAAAGCCGACCAGGTTGCAGCCGAGGAAAAAGAAGCTGCCGACCTATTAGCCGATGGCGTTAAGGTTGGTAAGATCGAAAACAAAGCTGAGGTGATCGAGAAATGGAAAAACCAATTTAAGGCCAACCATACTGCAACTAAAGAAATTTTTGAGTTGCTCCCTGCAGCTAAAAAAGAGGGTGCCAACTTCAAAAACAAACTCGGCAAAGATGAAAACGGGGACGCTGTTGTGCCGTATTCTGCAGCCGGACAAATGGCAAAGATCGCAAACAGAAACAGAGAAAAAGCCACCGCCTAAACTAAACAAATCCATAAAAGACTTTAATATCCGCAAAACCAAAAACTGAAACATGAAAAATCTGAGCTTAAAAAAATTCGTCCTCTCCATTGCGTTGATGTTGTTAATTTCAACATTGTTTTCCTATGCAATGACCGGCAATGCCGTACAAATTGCCGTTGAAACCGGAGCGGTCCTTATCGCTATTGGATTCATCCGTGGAATGATTGGACATACCCGCCCGGGTGGTCTCGTTTGGGACGATGGTTTTGTGATCACGGACACAACCTACGCAGGGGAGGCAGCCTCGCAATTCCTTGTTAAGGCAATCACCGGAGCTGACACTATTGACGGTGGACATGCCTATATTAAGGACAACATCAAAAAGAAATTCACTATCCCTAAATTCGACAGTAATTATGAGGACTTTATCCAGGACCGTCAGGCGACACCAACCACAAAGGGATCGTTTACAGCAACCGGAGCCGTTCTGAACCCTGCCGATATTATGATTTACACGGAATTCAACCCGAGGGATTGGGAGGACCATTGGTTTGCGACACAGTTGAACCCAACTTTGATCGACCGCTCCCTGCCGAATACAGTTGAGTCGGTTGTTGTTCAACAAGTGATGCAGCGTTGGGCCAAATACTTCAATAAAGCGATTTGGAACAATGATACCTCTTTGACAACCATTTACAAGTATTTCAACGGATGGCTTAAAAATGCTGCCAATGATTCTACTGTAATTGATGTTTCCACTCCAATTACTTTGAGTGCTTCAAATATCCAGGCAGAAATGTTAAGATGCTATAATGCTATCCCTATCGAGTTGCGTTATGACATGAGCATGAAATTTTTTGTCTCCTATGCAACCTGGGACATGTACGATGCATCACAGGTGGCTCAAACCTATAAAGGTATTGACATTACCCGAGTAGGAACGCCAACTTTTAAAGGTCACCCGGTGGTTAAAATTGCCGACTTTCCTGACAACGTAATTTTCGTTGCAAAAGGAATGGCAACACCTGAGTCCAACCTTTGGATCGGATTAAACTCGGTTTCCGATGAGGGACTGCAGTTGATGAAAAAACAAGCAAACTCTGAACTTTACTTTATCAAGATGCTTGTTAAAGCTGACGTGCAAATCGGATGGGGCGCTGAGTGCGTTGCATACGGACTATAAACCCTTAACCTGTAAGAAATGACAGCAGCCGAAAAATTGGAGGCATTAAAAACCCTCCTCGCATCAAAACCAAGAGTAACTCACGTTTACTTTAATGAGGACGGTGATTACATGCTCCATAAAACTGCAGGGTTTGAAATCGAAAAATCACGCGAGGAAATCATGGGAGCTGAGACGGCCAAAAAAGCTGAGACGGCCAAAAAAGCTGCCGACCTTATCGCTGAGATCGAGGCAGCCGAAACTCCTGAGGCAGTTGACGCAATTGTTGGTGACGACACTCGTGCAACTGTTCTGAAAGCAGCCACAGCAAAAAAAGAAGCATTAACCAAAACCGAATAATACACATGAAAAAATTAATCCTGATCGCCCTCGTGGCCTTTTCGTTTACCGCCATTGCACAGTCAACCGGAACCCGTTTCGGGGCAACAAAAAACAAGGATAATACCGGTGCGATCCTGAACTACAAAGTGGTAACGAGCGCTGACGCTGCCGGTAATGATACGATATTTGTTTACCCGAACGCATGGGAGACCATTGTTCGTCCGTCCGCAAACATTGTTGACAGCGTGAACATTAAGGCACCTTTGACCAACTGCAGGCTCGGTGACTACCTCACCGTTTTTGTAACGAAAGGGTCCGGTGCCGGAGTAATTCGTTTCCCGACAGCCTACTTTATTACGACCGCGAGCACATTCCGATACGTTCTGACGGCATCAAAAACAGCCGTCTTTCGATTCCAATTTAACGGGGTGAAGTTTATCGAGATAAGTAAATTGGTCGAACCGTAATGACCGAGGAACTTGCAAGGGAAAGGTCAAGGCAGTACCTACCCCATGTGAAAACAGCTCATGCAACCTCAGACGGTACACTTTACTTTAATGGGGATGAAAAAGCGATTGAAAAGACTGCCAAAGCCAATAAATTAAAGGTTTACTACATTAAAACGAACGAATAATGCCACTTAAAGACATTACCATAAACAAACAACAGGGAGGTTTAGGCCGTCCGTTGCCCGGCAAGGATCATTATTCGGCCCTTTTGTTTTATTCAAGTACACTCCCATCCGGTTTTGATTCAAGTAACAGGATCAAAAAAGGTTTTTCTTTGAAAGACTTTGAAACCCTGGGACTTGTTGGCGATTTTTCTGACGAAACCAAAGCAACCGGAACCTATACATTTACCAACGTAGGGGCAGCCGGTGACTCTGTTGAGATCAAATTTACCGAACCAAACGGAAAAGTTGTGTCCCTGGGTAAATATACCCGCACAAGCTCTGATACTACCGTTACGCTTTTGGCTACCTCTTACAAAAATTTCATCAACCTTTATACTTACGTCCATGGTTACTCTGCCTCTAATGTGGCCGGAGTTTTAACCTATACCGTAAGAAAAGGATTGGGCGTTGCTGCCAATTCCGGATCCCCTGTTACCGCTACCATAGTTGGAACAATTGCAGGGACATTGGTTCAACCATCCGGAGGAGTTGCGAGCAAATGGGCTCCAATGAACTATCACATTTCCGAGTTTTTTCGCATGCAGCCAAAGGGAGTCCTTTGGGTAGGCATTTACGATGTTCCCGGAGGCGATTACGATTTTGCCGAGGCCACTACCATGATCAACTTTGCTGAGGGCGAAATCCGTCAGTTGGGCGTTCATGTTATTTCAACCACATTCATCACCGGAATGGTTACCGCCCTGGAGGTTGTTGCAAATACCGCAGAGGTTGAGCACAAAAACTGCTCTATCGTTCTCGGTTGCGACATTACAGGCATGGCCCTTTCCTCTCTCACCGACCTGGCAATAATGGACTCAGAACACGTTTCTGTTACTATCGGCCAGGATGGGGCAGCAAAAGGTTGGGGACTTTGGAAAGCAACCGGCAAATCAATGACCGACCTGGGAACAGTACTCGGAACCATTGCTCTCGCCTCAGTTGCTGAGGACATTGCTCACGTTGGACGTTTCAATATTTCAAACGGAATTGAGCATGACGTGGCAGCATTCGCAAACGGGGTACTTGTAAAAGATCAAAGCACCTCGTTAATGGATAACCTGGACACGCTGAGATACATTTTCCAACGCAAATTTATTGGCAGATCCGGAACATATTTCAATGACAGTCACACCGCGACAACCTTTGCCTCGGATTATGCCTACATTGAAAACAACCGGTCGATCGACAAGGCTATTCGCCTGTTGAGAGCTGCTTTGTTACCGGACGTGAAAGGACAGTTGTTCCTTAATTCTGACGGCACCCTGCAGGACGTTACCGTTGCCCATTTTGAAAGCACCGGAGACGCTGCCCTTGATCAAATGCTCAGGGACTCAGAATTGTCACAGAGACAAACTATTGTCGATCCTGTTCAGGACGTTCTCGGAACCTCTAAAATTGTTGTTCAGGAGAAACTTATTCCCGTTGCAATTGGCCGGGAAATCGTTGTTAATATTGGCTTTGTAAAATCCTTATCATAATGGCAGGCACTTTAGTAAACGGGGTTTCATACGGTTATGCAAATATCTTATTTGCACCCTTCGGAGTGCCTTTGATTGGCATTACCAAACTGAAATACGAGAAAAAACAGAACAAAACCAACAATTACGGGGCCGGAGACAAACCTGTTTCCCGTGGTTATGGAAATTACGAATACACTTGCTCAATCGAGGTTTACCAAGAGGAGTGGGAAAAATTCATTGCTGCCTCACCTGAGCGCGATCCGATGTTAATTCCACCGTTCCCGATCCCCGTTGTTTTCGGAGGATCGAGAGTAACCGCCAAAAAGCACACCCTTTTAATGTGCGAATTTGTTAACGATCCAATGGAAAGCAACCAGGGAGATACTTCAAACAAGCTGACAATCGACTTGATCGTTGGCGACATTCAGAAATAATGGAGAAATCAAAAGAGCAATTACAAAAAGAGGCTGACGAGCTGAAATTTCAGAACGAAATTGAGGCAAAGGTTCTCGCCCTGAAAGAAAAGCACGGGAAAGAGATTTATCCTATTATCGTTGTTCACCAGGGGACAAAGAGAGTTGCATACATGGCCGAACCAACATTGCAAGCTAAAATGGCTGCATTTGATAAAATGGCAATGGAGCAATCTTTAATGATCCCCGGGGAAATGATTTTCAATGCATCCGTATTAGCCGAGGAGAGTGACCCCGTATTTACCTCAACCGACTCACGTTATGACGAGGTGAAAATTGGCGCTTACCTGGATTGCACACGCTTTGTAAAATTACTTGCCAATACCTATAAAAAAAAGTAGAGGAGAACCGACTAACTGACGATAGTAGCGATATTGCTTTACACAAAGCCTATATTCGCTACTATTTTCATTTAGAGACTGATGGACTGAGCATTGAAAAGGTTGCTCAGTTGTGGTGCGAGTTAAAATACGTCCTGCAAAAAACAGGTCAAATGAAAATAACATGACAGGCGAAAATGTATCGTATTCCATTTCCTTAAAAGATTACTTTTCCAAAGTAATTTCGGATGCCGAAAACAAGGCAAAGCAATTCGAGGGAACGATTGGGGACATTGACAAATCACTCATTGATATTGCCAAGTCTGCCGGGATCGCATTTGGCGTTTATGAGGCTATAAATTTCGGAAATGAAATACTCGACATCACCACCAAGCTCGAAACCCTAAACAACGTCATAAATTACACCTCAGTTGATACCGCTGACGCTGCCAAAAACCACCAATTTCTCAACCGGATAATAGACGACATGAAATTGCCGTTGATTGAAACAACCGAAGGGTTTAGTAAATTGAACGCGACAATGATGGGATCGAAATTGGCCGGTGAGGAAACCCGTAAAATTTTCGAGGGGGTGAGTATTGCGTCCACCGCCATGCATTTATCGGCTGAGGATCAAAAATTGGTATTCCTGGCCCTTTCTCAAATGATGAGCAAGGGGACTGTTTCGGCCGAGGAGCTCAGGGGACAACTTGCGGAGCGACTACCTGGCGCCTTGAAACTGGCTGCCGATGCAATGGGAGTAACACAGGCACAATTTCAAGCCATGATGAAAGACGGGGACGTTGTTTCGAGCGAATTCCTGCCAAAATTTGCAGCAAAACTAAAGGAGACTTTCGAGGGTGCTATTCCCAACGCTGTCAAATCGCTGCAGGCGCTACGGACCGAAAACGAAAACACTTGGCTGAAATTAAAGGCAGACATTGGCGAGGCGTCTATTCCTATCATTCACAACATACTCAGTATATCGAGCGGAACAACCGATTTGATAAGGGACATTGCCAAATTCAAAGAGGTGATCCTGGTCGTTGTTGGATCAATGGCTGCATATTGGTTGGCAACAACTGGACTCACCACGGCACTCGGGGCGCTTATGGCTGCCCAAACCGCTCTCAATTCGATCATGTTGCTTAACCCTTACGGAGTTGCATTGGTCGCCATTGGATTGCTCGTTGCTGCAGTTTGGGACCTTACAAAGGCAAACGCTGCCTTATACGCTCAGTATGAGGCCAACCTGGACAACTCAATTATCAAGGCCAAAGAGGACGAGATTAAGGTTGTAAACGAACTTGCTGACAGCTATATCAAAAACGGTATGGCTGCAAAGAGAGCCCGGGAGATGGTGCTTGCTGACGAGAAAGAAATTTTGAGAGCTCAGATCGAGAGAATAAATGCCACCAGGGATAAAACCGGACTTGCTGCAGCTCAGGCTAGGTTAAGCGTTCTTAGCCGGACCGACCTTTTTGACAAAAAGAACAATGTGGCAGAGATCGTTAAAAAATCGAAGGACTCGGACACCGCTAAGGTAAAAGGCACGTCCCATACAACGGTTAACATGACGATCAACAAACTTGTGGAAACAATAATGTTGACGACCAATAATTTTACTGAGAGCAAAGCCAAAATAAAGGAGGAGGTTGCAAAGGCACTCATGGAGGCTGCAATGGACGCACAAATTTTATCAAGGGGGTAATATGAGCAAGGAAATTATAATTAAGGCATTCAACCTGGAAAATGTGAAAACTATTCCGGCCATTCCTACTCTTACCTCTCCTCTGCAGGTGATTAATCAATATCAGGGAGTTATTCCACAGGAAACACATAACCAATTTAAGGGAGCAAACCGGGTTTCACAACTCGGGACTTTGGTATTTTCCGACCTGGATATTTCTGCAGTAAGTTATTCAAAGGATGGTCAAAACTTTGACACCAAAAAGATCAATATTGACACCGTTCTTTTCGAGGTCAACCAGGAAAAACATATTATACGGACAGCGGTTCAGGGCCGTGACGGAACTGTAAAGGAATATATTTCTGACGGAGATTATGCCGTTTCAATCCGGGGGGTGATCACCGGACGAAATGGGGAATATCCTCAGGATGCAGTCCGGGATTTTATTGAGTTTTTAAAGGCACCGGTTTCCGTAAAAGTTAATAGTTGGTTCCTCGGTCAATTTGGGATAACTGATATTGTGGTGCTCAATTACAGTTTATCCCAGGCCGAGGGTTTACAGAATAGTCAGCCATTTCAGATCAATGCCGTTTCCGACACACCATTTGAGGTAAACCTACGATGATACGACTTGTTTCAAATATAAAATTCAGTCAACAGTCCTCAACAGTTTACCCGAACAGGAAAAAGACTTTTGAGTTTACTTTCGCGCATAGTATCGAAATATCAAATGCCTGGAATAACTTAACGGACACCTGTAAATTGGTAGTCCCCAAAAAGCTCTATTTTTTTGACGAGTCAGGAAAGGCATTCACATTTGACGGAAAGGCCGTGATCGGTGACTCATCAATGCCACCACTTTTGCTCCGTGGAGATAAAATTGAGGTCTCTCTCGGGTATGAATACCCAAACGCTGACGGCAGTTACTCCATTGAAACGAACAAAGAGTTTGAGGGGTTTATTGCAAACGTAACCCCAAAAATGCCTCTCGAGATAAGCGCTCAGGATCGCATGTGGCAACTGAAACAAAAAAAGGTTCCGGATAAATATTATAAGGGATCGGAGTACACGGTTCAAAAACTTGTGCGCGAGTTGCTCGACCTGTTTCCGGAGACAAAGGATATTTCCCTCACCACCGGAACTCTGACCACCCAGGAGATACAAACAAAGATCGGAGATTTTGCCACCCAAAGCGATACTATTGGCAGCGTATTGGACCGGCTGAAAAGCGAATTTAAGATTTACTCATATTTCCGAAACTTCAATGAGCTCAGGTGCTCAGGTATCGTTTATTTTCCCACCGACAGGCGCGAGCGGGTTTTTGACTTTTTCAAAAACATTGTGAGCGATAACCTGGAGGTTAAAAGGACGGACGATGTTTACATTGGAGCCCGGGTGGTGAGTGTTTCAAAAGAGGAACTCACCGAGGTAAATGCCGACAACTCCAAAAAGAAAAAGACGAAACGGGTAGAGGTTCAGGTTGGCGATAAGTCCGGGGAGCAAAAAACCATTTACTTGCATGGGATCACAGACGAAAAGCAGTTGAAGGAAAAGGGGCTGACCGAACTACGGAAATTGAATTGGGCCGGTTTGGATGGGACTTTTGATGTTTTCGGATTGCCAAGCATGCAGCACGGAGACTCAACAATTTTGAGAAACGAGGTTATAAAGGAATACCAGGGCAATTATATTGTCCGGTCGGTGACAAAAAATGTTTCCGTTACGGGAGGCTACCGGCAGACGATTGAGCCCCATTTCTCCCTCGGAGGTTATACGGATGCAGAAATACAAGCAGGGTTATGAGCAGCGATAACTCAAAAATAAAATTCGCTATTCGGGTCCTTGCCGGAACTGAAAAAGGAGAGAGCCTTTCAATGGCTGTTTGTGAGGTTAAGTCCGTGGATGCATTCACTTGTAATGTAAAAACGGTAACCGGAGCTGCAGAGGTTGAAATTGACGGGGTAAATCTATGTTGTGACGATGTTGATGGAATGGTAATCAAGCCGGTTGTTGGCAGCAACGTATTGGTAGTATTCAGCGCAACGGTGGGTTACGTCCTGAAATACTCTGAGGTGGACACGGTGACATTTCACGGAGGAACCCTAAAGGGGCTTTTGAAATTGAAGGCGACCGTTGAGAAACTGAATAATCTTGAGAATAAAGTAAATGATTTGATAACAGCATGCTCCTCTCAGGTTGTTACATTGGCGCCAAGCGGAACATTCCCATTGGCATCATTCTTTACCTCGGTTACACCATTGACGCCAACGGTAGAGGCAGACGTTAAAAACGATAAAATAAAACAGTAATGGAACAGGACATTTTACTTGATAAAGATGGGGATTTACTCATTGAAAACGGGGACCTGGTAATTGGTCCGTGTAATGACCAATGCATTGCGGATATTATTTCAAGCGATACCGGCAACTGGAAAGAGTTTCCTCAGGTCGGAGTTGGAATAAGAAAATATTTACACTCTGCCGGCAGCTTTTCAGAGCTTGAGAGGGACATTCGTGTACAACTGGCCGGAGATAAGAGGCAATTAAATAGCGCTCCGGTGGTGGAAAAAACAGCGGACAGTTTCAGAATTTTAATTGATCCAAAGAACAAATGATTTATCAAGTACGGGACGGGCAAACGCTTTTCGACATCCTACTCAATACTTACAACAGTTTTGAGTTGGCCGGAAAGTTATTGCAGGATAATGGACTAACATGGGATTATGATTTTGCAAATTCATCCGGGCTGCAGTTGACTTGGGACGCAACTTTAAAAGTCAGCTCACCGGTCACGATTATTTCAAAACCAAAGGCAGAGCCATCACCGATCAGTTACATTACTGCAGTAGAGGGTCAGAGTATTTACGACCTTGTTTTAATGACCTACGGAGACCTGTCTTACGTTTTCAAATTCATAACCGACAATAAAATTAGTAGCATAAACGACACCGATTTGAGGGGCAAAACATACTTTTGGAGCAATACACTAAACCAAAATATTCAGTTTTTAAATTGGCTTACTGCAAATAAAAAAGTAATCGTTTCGGTTGGTGGAGAAACCACAACGAGGTTGGTTTGGGATGGAGTTTATTTGATTTGGGACGGCAGCTCACTATTAACTTGGGATTAAATGGCTGATGAATTAAAAAAAATAGATGAATTTGATTCGGTTGCACTTTCCGATGAGCTTATGTTCCTCGTGGAACAGGCTGACGGAACTTATGCCTATGTACTTGGATCAGAACTTTCAAGCGGTGGAATTACTGACATTGGAAACGGCACACAATACACTATTCCATTAATTGCAACGACAGGAGGAGGAGGTTCAATATTAACATTGGCCGACAGCCCAATATCATTTATAAACAATACTCTACAAACTACATTTAGCGCAATATCAGGTCAACCGGCAGAGATATTAAATTACGTCAGAGGCGGTGCATCAAATAATAACTTTGCTGCAATTGATATGTTTGTTGATATTACGGGTAACGGCACGCCAACAGTTGCTATACAATCATACGATAACGTATATTCTTATGTTGGATTTGTTTCAGTTTCACCGTCAGGAGTTTCTTTGCGAGGCGCTAATAATTCAGGCGCACAATCTTTAATTTCGCTTGACACTTTTGGAGGTGTTGGAGTTTCAGCAACAAACTTTTTTAATTTACTTGTAACTGGTTTTTCAGGAGATCGGGTACTTATTAACGACAAGACTTTTAATGTTATTGAAAGCGCAACAACAGCGACCGAGTTGTCTTATGTAAACGGGGTTACCTCATCAATTCAAAGTCAATTTACAGCGATTGCCTCAACATATTTGCCTTTGACCGGAGGGACACTAGTTGGTAATTTAAACGGAGTAACACCGACTGAACTAGGATATATTTCGGGGGCAACATCAAACCTTCAAAATCAAATAAATAACATTAATGCCGGGAC